ATCCTAGACGAGGATATTCCACCTGTACTCGCCTTGCTTGCACGTTCTTGTGCTTTTCTCTTACTACTCATTTCATCATTTAAGATTTTTGAGTTTTCACTTTCTATTGCTTTAACAAAATATGTTGTTTCTTTTTTATCTACTATCTCATATATATCTAGTAGTGCTCCATAGGCTGACCAATCTTTTCCCATATAACTTCCACTCATACCGTCCCATCTATCTGGAAGTAGGTTATGAATTAGAAAAGCCATTTGAACTTCAAATGGAAAATCACCCATTTCAGGAGGCATTTTCTCTGGATCAGGTTCCTCTCCTGTTTGCTCACATATTTTTAAGTAAGTTTCTACTCCTACTTTACCATGTGTAAATTTCTTTTTAATAAGAGCAAGTACTGCGTCTACTTGCTCTTGGTAAAATTTTCTAGTTCTCCAACTGTTTCAGTAACCCACTGATCAAAGTCTACTGAATTTTGCATAAGAACTTCAACGTTTTCTTGACTGAAAGGTAGCTCTCCTTTTCTCTCTGAAACATCATCTGCTGTTAATAGTAGTTGTGCTACATAGTTATATGTAAAACCACTCCAACCTTTTATAACAGATGCTGTATACTCTGCTAAAAACTTTTCATCATCAAGTTGTTCTTCAAACCCTCGGGTTTTCTTATTAAACTTTTGAGAGACACATTTTGCTCTCAGTTTTACTAATTCTTCTCTGGCAAGATAACAAAGTTTTACTTTGAATCCCTCCATTCCTGGATAGTCAAATTCTACTGTCTTACTTGGTGTAAGTAGTGATTTTAAACTAACCGGTGTTTTATTTTCTTCTGTCATTTCTTCTCCTGTAAAGTGGAGGGCCGAAGCCCTCCAGTTAATTTATTTATGATAAGTCATTACCTGTATAGGTTATTTCTGCTTCATAGTTACTTCCTACTGCACCAGGGTCTATACTTGCTGGTAATGCATGGAAGTTCACATCAAGGGATATAATATCGTCCATTGAATGTGTTGGAACTTCTAAGTGACAATTTCTCATTGCAATTTCAACTTTCGGTGAACTTGATCCACCAATGTTAAATGTCAAATGGAAGTCATTTGTAATTACTGAAGTTGATTCAATAATATCTTCAAATAACTCTGCTGATTTATCTGTGTCATTATTTAAGTAACAAGTAAAGTTACCACCTACACTTCTAGTTCCTGTTACATTTCCTAATGGTTGATTAACCACACCAAGTGTTTCTGGTGTAAGGAAAGTAAGATTATTTTCAAATGTTATATTTCCACCTGTTAAAACTAGATCATAACTTGAATTAAATGCTCCACTGCCAGCTGTTGTAGCTGTTAGTGATGTTAATCTATTTCTTATGAAATTACTTGTAGTTGTAGTTCCTTCGCTAATTAACTTAGTAGGTGTTGGTTTATCTGCACCACTTTCTGTGATAATTTTACCCATACCACTCCAGTTAATTGTAGCTATTCCATCAATATCGAAATCAATACTTGCAGAATTCACAACACAACCTTCTATTTTATAAGTAAGGTTAGTTGCACCACTTGCACCACCCATCTCGAAATAAAGATCGAATGTACCTAAAGCTGCAACTTCTGATTGTTCGAAATCAACCACCATGCTGGTATCAGTATTTGTAACACCACCAGTTCCATTCCATGATGATGCATTTGAGCCATTACCGATTGTAAAACCTGTATGTCCTACAAAGTATGCCCAAAGTGCTTCTTCAACAGCGTGCTGAGGATTTCCAGAAATAGAACTACTTGGTTCCCATATATTTCCAGAACCTGCTGGTACTGCTCCAAATGGTCTCATATAAGTTGAAAAACTCCACTCTGCTGGTGCATAAGAATCTGTAAACATCTGTCTACTTCTTCTACTTTTACCTGCGGAGTCAGTCATTTCATTTAAAGTAATTTCACTTGTATTTGTAGCCTGAGAAAAACTAAAGCCATCTAAAACAGGAATCTCCCACATAACTGCGGTTGATCCTTCATCTGTCATATAGACTTTCGTATCCCGACTAAAATAAAATTGGTCTGCCATTATTTTCTCCTTAGTACCTTATCTCACAGACTATCTCACCGATGCCTAGAGGTTCCAGTACTCCTTCATCTGTATCTATGCTCAGAATGGTCGTCTGAGCAGTAGATTGCTTAATATTATTAGAGTCAAAATACTCTAGTGGATCATTATCCTCGAGTACTGTCTCTACATCTTCTAATAATTCTTCTAAACGAAAAATTACATCATCTTCACTATGCACATAACATCTTATTGTTATTTGCAAAAAGCGAAATCTATGATTTCCACTTGCATATTCACGAGTTTCATTACCTGCTCCTACATGAATAGTTGGAAAATCTGCTACTTCGTCCCAAAATTTCAGTCGTCTTGCTACTTCTGCAACTGCAACTCGAAACGGAGTTTGTCCATTTATTTGTTCTAACTTTTGAGCAAGCGCTTCTACAACTGCTCTTCTTCTTGTTGAATATGTTCTTCCTTGTGCGCTCATTAGTGTCGTCTAAACCTCAAAAATCTATTTTGTTTATTTTGTATCATTATCTGTCTTATACTTTCTTTTATAAGTTCACGAGGGTCTCTCAATGTACTACCTTGTTCAAATCCTGGTTCAAATGTTTGATAAGGATATTTTTCATAAGTATAATTTACATTTAAGCCACCTGCATTTGACTTACTATCTGTAAGACTTGTTACTTCTACTCCTGTATTAAAAGGTCCTGCAAACGGTCTGCTTGGATTTCCTTTTCCTCTATATTGTAATCGAGGCGGAGTCATATTTGTTTTTAAAAATCTTGGTAGTTGAGCATTTACTATCTGCATTAAACTTGCTAAAGAAGTACTGCTATTAGTTGTATTTTTATCATATCTTCTATTCTTTCTACTTACAGGTTTTGTAGTTGCTTTCTTTATCATACTACTTTGTACTGTTTTTGCAAAAGACTCTTTAAATTGTGCTGTTGTTTGTTTTTTTCCTCTTTTTTTATTCATTAAAGCTTTATTTGCTTTAAATCTCATATCTGGAGTTCCCTTTTGTGTTAGAGGTCCAAATATTCCCTTTATTATAGCTTGTGCTCCTCTTTCCGTATTTAAATCTTTCATAGATTTAGAGGTTTGAGCATTAGCATCTGATAGTTCTTCTAATAATTCTTTTTCTAAAGCGCTATATAGTTTTTCTAATCCAGGCTTATCTCCATATTGCATTAGTTTTTGCATTTTTGCATCACCTATTGTTATAGCTACATCAACTTTTTTCTTATTTTTAACAACATCACTTACAGTAGTACTATTTATATCAAAAAAGACATCAAGTTTATCAAGTACAAAATCAAATCCTAAATCAAAACTAGATTGTCCTAAAGTTTCTCCTGCCATCTTTTCTATAGAGTTTAAATCTACCTTTTTTAGTTCTTCTATTGCATCTACTGTTCTTGCTGTAGTTCCTTCTGGATTTTCTTGTCCAATAACAGAATCAAAAGTATAGCCTGCTTTTGTAGTATCTCCTCCATGAAGCTTTCTAGCATTTGGAGTTGTTCCAGGTTTTAATTTAGAAGCTCCTACTGATGAGCCGTCTGGTAATGTTACCGAACTTCCTCTTCCTCTTTTAGTACTTTTTAAATCTAGTACTTTTATTAAAGATTTTTGTACTAAATTACTTAGTAAATCATTATTTGGCCCTTTCTTAGATACTACATTATCATATATATTAGGCAAAGGTTGTCTTTTTTGTTGTTTTGTCATTTTTGCCATAGCTCTCGATTCTGGAGTAGGGAAAAATATTTTTATATTATCTCCTTTAGAAAAACCTTTGGCAAAATAAAAACGTTTACCTTTTCCTTTACTACCCTGTTTAAAACCATGATCAGAATATGCTTTTACAATATTTCCTGTTGTCATATAACTGCTATATACATTACCTATTATACTATCTGCATCTTTAGGAAGTGTTGCTCCTGAAAATCTTGCGTCACTATTTATAATTTTTATTATGGCATTTTTTATTAATAAAACCATATGTGCTTTTCTATAAATTACATAATGTCTATGAGATTGATTTTGTGCTTCATATAAATCTTTTATTGGTTTTTTTAATCTTGTTTGTAAGATTTTTATAATATTTTTTGCTGCCATTAGATGACTACTCGATAAAGATCAAGTACTCGTTTGATATGGTCAGGAAAATCAGTACTTGTTCTTAAGCCTGCAGTGCCTTGGTTTTGTATACTTGCTCCACCAAGAGTTCTTCTCTGCTTATGTTCATCTTTTAAATAATATGTTACTAAATCAAAAAGTGCTAATTCTAGGTCTTTTGGTGTAGCTGAATATCCTGCTGTATATACTACTTCAACTGCTCCAAAGCCTGATTTGAATGCCTTTCTGTTACCACTAGAGTCCAACCTAAAAATTGAATCACTACTTGTGTCTATATAATAATCCGTATTGTTAGTAAGCGTTATATATGCTGTACTCGGGTTATCACGTTCTTTAACTGATGTTACCGAATTTAGCGGTGTTTCGCTCATTACTACTACTGATGTTATATTATCACTAATATTAAAAGTCTCTGTTTTTGCAGAAGAATAAAAATCTATAAAACTCGTTCCACAATATTTTTTTACTAAGTCAGAAATTTGAGGCACTAAAATAGTAAGACGATCGTCATTGTTATCGCCTCTTATACCCTCTGCATCTTTGTATTCTTGTACTGTTATTAAATCTGCCATAATTGAATAAGTGAGGGGATAGGCTCCCCTCAAGCCGTTCTATGCTAATTAACTAGCGTCATATTTAAATGCCCACTTAGATGTAGCTCCTGCTATAACGTCAGCAAATCCAAGTCTTTGTGAAGCCACAAGTACTCTTCTTTGGTTTTCGACATCATAATCAGATTCGATTGTAACACCTCTTAATCTTGGCATTACATAGTTTCTGGTATATACAGCTACAGCTGCAAATTTAGCTGCTGCTTTTGCTGGGAACTCGTCACAAAGAATAACTCTTGATCCGAATACCTGACCAATCTCACCAGATAGCTTTGTTGAAAGATCACCAACTAGGTTGACATCTTGGAACTCAGCGTCTTGTAGTAAGTTATAATATGCATCTTGTGATACAAGGTATACTACGTCTGATGGATTAACTCCATATTTACCCATGTTTTTTCTCATGTTTAACAAGTCTGAAGCTACGACTGCGTCTGTTGCTCCGAATGCTGCTGGTGAACCTGCACCTACGTCATCTGTAAAGTCAGAGTCAGCTTGTGCCATTTGTAGTAGACCATCAAATATACCTGAAGTATACTGACCGTCTGAGTGGTTACCTAATAATAATGCATTCTCAATTCCTCTTGCGTGAGATCTAACCATAGATTCTCTTAGTAGAGGTAGTATTGGAATAATTGCATCTTCTTCAGTTTCATTACCTAAGAAAGTCTTAGAGATCAACTTGTTAGTTGATAATGTTCTTTCTTGCATTTGAATACCTGTGAAAGGTGCTGCACTGTTATCTGCTCTTTCTTCTAAGTTACCATATGGTGCTGTACCACTACCTGTTACGCCTGTTGTAAATTCAGCATAACCTGCATCTGGTAAGATAGGAAGAATTTGATTTGCAGAAGTCATTTGTATTTCTCTAAATAGAGGTGCTAATACTAATTCATTCTGAATATCTC